CGCTCTTCCGATCTAGTGAAATACCTCCCTTTTGTGGATTTGTCTGTTTGTCGACTTTTTGTGTTGGTGGTGAGTGTTGTGCAGCCTGAGCTTCCTGATAGTCATGATTGGTGTGGGGAGACGCGTCGTTGGTGGCGTGTGTGGGGTGAAGATGGTCGCGCGCAGTACGTGTCTGATGAGGAGTGGCTGTTTCTCATGGATGCTGCGGTGATTCATGATTGTGTGTGGCGTGAGGGCCGGGCGGATTTGGTGGCTTCGCTTCGTGCTCATGTGAAGGCGTTTATGGGCATGTTGGATCGTTATTCGGTTGATGTGGCGTCTGGCGGCCGTGGTGGGGGTTCTGCGGTGGCGATGATTGACCGGTATAGGAAGCGCAAGGGGGCCTGATTAGGTGTCTGGTGTTGTTGGGTCTCAGGTGCCTCGTCACCGTGTGGCTGCGGCGTATTCGGTGACTGCTGGCGGTGATGCTGGGGAGTTGGGTCGTGCGTATGGGTTGACGCCTGATCCGTGGCAGCAGCAGGTGTTGGATGATTGGCTTGCTGTCGGTGGTAATGGCAGGCTTGCT